GATTATGATGGTCCGCACGACAAGTTTTTTAGTGAGATGGATTCTGGTCGTGCCCCTCGCAAGGAGTTTAATCGCAGGATGAATGCTGCTTGGCGTGCCGAAGTGGAAATTGGGCGCAAGCAGGGAGCCAAAAATTATAAGACTACTAAGCGTGCATTGACCACAAATCGGAAAGCACCCAAAAAGAAATAATTATGGCTAGGGGGCGTAATCCACAGTTCTCCCTAGAGGACCTGCTGGGGTTTATGCGCAACACCGAACGGGTTATGGCTGGCGGTGAGCGGCTCGGACCGAAATCCAAACAGTTGGATGCCGCAGAATACCTTATTCGTGAGGGTGCCAATTTGGGTACTTACGCTACGCCGTTTACCAAAGAGGAGTTGGGGCGTTTAGGCAGCAAAGGCGCAGACCGAGGGCACTTTTCTAGTTTGGCGTTGTATTTGGCTTTGATGCGTGCAAACAGGATTCCTGCAGCCGTTAAAGGTGCTGCTCGTGCCTACAGGGGAACAAAAGACCTATTTAGAGACTCAGGTATGTCGCCCCAAAGGGCAAAACTGCCTGCGGCAAGAAATAACGAATTAATCAGGGAGTAATTATGGCTAAACCAAAATCTCGTGGACGCAAGCGCAACATCCCCGACGAAACCTTTAAGAAGATGTCGGGCTTTGAGCGTGCCGAAGGTATGCGTCAGGCTGGTATCAAGCGTGGTGAGCGTAAGGCTGGCAAGATTGCTGGGCGTTCGTTTTATGCGGATGCAGCCAAGAGCCGTCAAGGTGAAGCCAAGGGTTTGCGAACCAAAGGTTCTAAGTATGTGGCTAGGTTCAATGACCCCAAGGAAATTATGAAAGAGGGCAAGCGGGAAATTGAGTCTTTTAATCGTCGCCGTTTGACCGAGCGCACCGTCAAAGGTAAGGGTGTGTTGATTCAGGGTGGTGAGCAGCGGATGACTGATTTGCGTAAACTGTTGGAGCAGACGCTGAAAGAGTTTAATGTTCGGAATGCACAGAAGATTGCCCGTAAGGCTGCGAGGGTCGCTAAAAGGGCGCTTTAGGGCTGTATTGGTGGGGTTTCGGGAACGAAACCCCTAATTGTGATGAGTAACAAGCCTGTTCAAGCACAAGCCTATTATGGGACTCCTGTTCAGGGGCAGAGACAAACGCTGGTTGCGGGTGTGGCTGTTACTGCTGGTGGGGTTCCGTATGAGGGGGATGTTGTCCCCGTTCAGCCGTCAGTGAAACCGCAGGGGCGTAAAGCAACCAAATCTAAGGCGGTCTGATTATGGGTTATCAGACGATGACGGCTACGGTGTTGCGGCAAACCGTGCGTGACATTGTGGATTTGGATGCCGATGACCTGCCTGACAGCCTGTTGAATCTGTATATTCGGGACGGCTACTACAGGATTTTGGACCTAGAGAAGCGTTGGGCTTGGCTGGAAACCAGTTTTACTTTTAATACGGTTGCTAATCAGCGTGCCTATAGTGTTGCGGCGTTTACGGCTGACCCGATTGCTCAGGTTGTGTCGGTGATTGATAATACGAATATTGGTGCCCGTTTGGATATGGTCGGGTTTGATATGGCTGAGCAAACCTATATTGGGTCGTATGATACGGCGGGTGACCCGCTGTTTTATGCGGTGTGGGCTGGCAGTATTCATTTGTTTCCGAAGCCGAACAATGTCCGCACTTTGAGTGTGCGGGCGTATCGTGAGCCGATTGATTGGCAAACCAGTGATGGGGCTGTGGATGCGGCTCCGTCGCTGCATTTTCCGTTGGTGTATTATGCGTGCAGCCGTGTCTATCAGAAACTTGAAGATGCGCAGATGGCTGCCGTTTATAAGCAGGCGTTTGATGAGGGTGTGCAGTTGGCTCGGGCGAACGCAACCAAGCCGACCAGTCACGGTCAGTTGGTGATGGCGCACGGTCAAACTAGGGGTCGCCCAACTTTTACTGGTTGGGTGAACAAGTTGGGTCGCCAACTGTAGGTAATTGATGGCATCTCTTAGTATTTATCAGCAGCAGGATTTTACTGGCGGTCTGAACTTTCGTGCCGACCAGTTTCAGTTGGCTGATAACGAGTCCCCTAAAATGTTGAATGTGGAGATTGACCCTCGTGGCGGAATCTTTAGTCGTGGCGGTTATGAACGCATAAACACTACGGCTGTCGGCGGCACTTGGGCACCGAAGCAGTTGCATTGGTTTACTGGTGCTACACCCCGTTTGATGCTGGTGAACTCTACCAAGGTGTTGCATTCTACTGGCGGCGATTTTACTGTCCTTCAGAGTGGTGTGAGTACGGATGTTGCGGTGTCGGGGGATGATGGTGCGTGTTTGGTGAACTGGGGTGATGAACTGTATATTGCTGCTGGGCAGGATGCGACCACTAGTTATCGTTGGAAAACGACGGACACTTATGCGACTGCCATCAGCGTTTTGACGACTTCGCATTATAACAATAACTATAATTCGCCGAACGGGACTTATTTTCCTTTGGCTGAGCATTTGTGTGTCCACGCCAACAAGATGTTTGCCGCTGATGTGAGCATCAGCGGTACTCGTTATGCGAATCGTGTTATGTGGTCGCACGAGGACCAGCCCCGTGACTGGGCTGCGGAGGACTATATTGACATTCCCGCAGGTGGCACAGGTATTCGTGGTATGGCTGTTGTGGCGGGCGCATTGGTCATATTTAAGCCGCAAGCCATATTTATTTTGTACGGGTATGACTCGGACGATTTTCGTATCGCCCAGTTGTCGTCATCGTTGGGTGCGGTGTCGCATCGTGGTATGGCTGTCGCTGACACTGGCGTATATTTCTTCAGCAACCCTGAGGGGTTGTTCTTTTTTGATGGTTCTCGGTTGGTTGATGTGTTTGACCCGATTCGCCCAACGGTTGATACTGGGCAGTTAAACACGGCTGCGCCGTCCGCCATCACTCTTAGTTGGGTGAACAAAAAGTTGTGGATGTCTGCGCCATACGACCCCGAAACAACCGTCACTGTTCCCAAGGTAAATTTTGTGTTTGACCCATCTATCGGGCGGGGTGGTGCGTGGACAATGTTTCAATCCGCCGACGAATACGGCTTAATCAGCGGATGCAATTACACCGATAATTCCGACAACAACTATTACTATATGATTCACCCGAATCAGCCTCGGGTTGTTCAAGTTGATAAATATACGATTGATGTGGACAACATTACTGGCACGAACGCAAACTTTACCAGTTACTACAAGACGAAGTTTTTTGATGGTGGTTCGTATATGCAAAAGAAGATGTTTCGCCGCCCAGATTTTGTTGTGAAAGAGCCGTTGCTGGCGGCGGCAATAAACATCAAAGTGTTTCACGATTATGAGGACGGTGACGGCAGCGAACGCCGTGCCTACGATTTGACGGTAACTCCACCTGCTTCTGGTTTGGTGTGGGGGACCGATTTGTGGGGTGACGAGTGGGGTTCTGGTTTGTCCACCAGTGCGGTTGTGACTGGGAAGAATCTTGGTTTGGCTAGGGCTGTTCAGATTCAATTGACTGGTCCCGCTGGTCAATCGTGGGGCATAAACAGTATCGGTTACAAGTATCAAGGTAGGAGAGTGAAGGGATAATGGCAACTCTTAGTATTCCAAACACATTTATTAACGGCACCGTCGCTGTGGCGACGGAGGTGAACGCCAACTTTACGGCGGTAAAAACTTTTGTTGAAGCGTTGGCTGCTGGCACAAACATTGATAACGGTGCGATTACTTATGCAAAGTTGGACGCTGGTGTTACTGCGTCGTTGTTGGCTACGGCTGGTGACGCTGAGCAAATCATTTTGGGTAATCAGGTGTTTGGCTGATGCGTGAACCGTTCCAGTTGCCGTCTGTCAATGCTTTGGTTGGCGATGACAAGGATGTGTTGCGTATGGTGTTGAATATGTTGGTGAAGGAAATCAATGGGTTGCGGGATGAGATTGCAGCCCTGAAGGCTGCTGCCAGAAAGGGTGCTGGTTATGGCTGAGGGTATTGCTGGGGCTAAGGCTAGGCGGCAGCGGCTTGCCCAGTCGTTGGCGAACCAGCAGGCTGCGTTTCTTGGTCAGCAGCGTGGCACCCGTAATATTGCGGATATTCAGCGTGTTGGTACGGAGCAGTATCGTCCTGTGCAAGCGTCGTTTGGTCGGCGTGGTTTGGGTGGTCCGAATGTTCGCAGCGGCGTTCGCCGTGCGGGTTTGGCGAAATATGCGGAGACATTGCAGCGTCAGTTGGGTCGGGAAACTGAGGATATGCAGCGGGAGTTGAATAATATTGCGGCTATTGAGGCGGGTCAGCAGGCTAGTTTGGACGCTTATCTGAATGAACTTCAGTTGTCTAAGCAGCAGCAGATTATGGCTGATGCGGCTGCTTTGCGTGAGTTTCAGGGCTTCTAGGAACAGAATCGGTATTGGTGATGGCTAAGACTCGCAAGCCTGTCGGGCAATTGTCGGATGCCGAGGCGAAGGCGTTTCAGGCGCAGTTGGACCTTCAGGAGCGTGCGCTGGGAATGGCGCAGGCGCAGGCTGACCGTGACTACGAGTCGTATTTGCGTCGTGTTGAGCAGCAGCGTGCCGACGCACAGGCTGCCCGTGACGCTGAGATTGAGGATTCGCAGCGTGCGGCGCAGTTTAATGCGTTGGCTGAGGTAGCCAAAATTTATGGTGGTCAGGCTGAGCAGATTGGTTCTCAGTACGATGTTTATAGTGGGCAGGTTAGTGCGCAGCGTGAGGCTGCCTTGCAGCAGTTGGCTGCT